CTTTGCCTGGGTTTGTTGTTTGTCATTATTGCTATGGTAGTTGAGATTATTACATTATGCGGGTGCTTCGTGAAGCACGTCAAGAGAAATTTCTTGATGTATCACGATATACTCGCTGTATGTTTTTTCTCCTACGCGTGCTTACGACAAGCTGCTAATGTGAACCCTCGCGACGAGGAACATGTCATAGTTTTGCTACCTCTTTGTGGTGTTATAGTTGCTATAGCTATTGGTTATTTACGTTTAGTTCGTACCCAAATGCTTCGCATCGTCAACACTACGAATGTGAATGTCTCTCGTATTCTTATGGGCGACACGATCGTTCAGGAGATGGCGATACCCGGTTATAATCTATATCCCACATTTGTTAGTCCAGAATGCCTAGGCGTTGTACTTGAAAGGAAGAGTGACACTGTTTACCACAGAGTCGGCTTATGTTTTAGGTACAAGAACTACTTGTGTACGGCGAATCACGTTATGCAGTACTTTGACACTCAGTCGAAGGTGCTGTGCGTAGCTCGTGTTATCAAGGGCAAGATGGACATTGCTAACATCTTTGAGGTTGATTACTCCGGTTTTAGCTCCTCCGGTGACCTTGCGGTCATCCGGTTGGGTGAAGCCCGCCTGGGGACTTATGGTTTCCAGTCGGCCACGTTTACCAATGCGGCTGTTCAAGACACAGTCGCTACCTTTGGGTTTGAAGATGATCAATTTAAGATCTCTATGGGCGCTGTAGTGGAGACTACTGTCCATGACCACAAACACATGTGCTACCGTGCTAGTACACTGCCTTCTTTTTCAGGTGGTGTCGTGACAGTTGGCAAGAAGGTTGCAGCCATACATTTTGGCGGAAGTAAAGTCGAGAACTACGGCTTACATTCTATATTCATTGACTCGTACATTTCGAATCTCGAATCCACACAGGAGGAGGGCAAGACTAGTAAGAAGAAGGAACGTAGAAGCAACTGGAATGAGTACCTCGTTTTTGAGAAGGAACAAGGCATTTATCGATGGAAAGGTAAGCGTGTTGAGTTGTATGCAGATGACGACAACGTTTACGTTTGGGATGTCCAGAAGCAAAAGTACTCCGAGTATATAGATGTCGATGATTTCGTCGACATTTACAGTTACGAGGAAGTGATGAAGCTGCCGGACCCCTCTCGTCGAGCTTATCGTGAGGTTGCAAGACAGATCCACAAAGTGTGCACGGAAGCATTGATAGCTGAACATGATGATACATGTTCCCAGTTGTCTGTAGTTCCTGGGGTTTTAGATTACCTCCGGAATGACGGACAAGTTGGTCAGATCTCCAACGTAAAGGTGTCGAAACAAGTTACTGACTTGCTAGATACTTTCAATGATCAGGCTGTTGATCTAGGTTTCAAACCAGAAACCTATCAGATACCAAAGATTTCTGCACAAATTGAGAAGGACTCGTTAATTAGTCACTTCGAAGTCTTCGCGCAATCCTCCCTTAACGCTGATAGCGTGAGCGATGACGTTAAAGCGAAGCGCAGCGCATCACTTGCTTTTTCAGTCCAGGCGACTGTCGAGCAAATGAAAGCGAATCGCTTTCGTGTCGACACAGGATGGAAATCCAAAGATCGGATCGTTAATTTGATCAACTCAAATAGGGTAGGGGACCGAAAGTGTCCTGGTGTACATTACATGCGAGAAGGCAAGACGATGAATGAACAAGTCCTTGAATCTTACCACAATAGTGAAAACTTTGCGGACGAGGTCCTGCGTACTTGGCGTCAGAAGTTTGCTGATAAAGCGAGTGTAAAACTAGACCCACACAAAATTAAGAAAATACTAGCGAAACGTCTTAGGATAATTTTCGCCAAGGA